AGGATAAAGCACATGACCCACACCAACCGTATGCAATTTTGCGGGACAGCGATAGGGCTTTTGTCTTACACCTTCATGATGTTTGATCATTTCTATACATTTTTGACTAACGTGCATAATTTTTTAAATTTTTTATACACATTACTTCTTAAATGCCTGTGTGCCAAACCAGAAAGATACGATACTTGCCCAGATAATTTGGGTTTCATCATCCCATAGGAGGTTTAACGCCACGTCAAATGGCACTTCCCGATGGAAGGCAAACCAGAACCCAAACAGTTCTACAAACATGAACATCAAGAACATCCCGTAGGTAATGGCTGGTCTAACCATCGCTCTAGAGTTAACAACCCACTGGGAAGCACCCTTGCCAATCTCAATGTCGTGAGCATACAAAGACGCCCTTTCTTGGGCTTGGGTCTGCATCTCAATCTGTTGGGTCTTAATCTCTTCTACATAAGCTTGGGCTTGAAAACCTTTCTCCATCATCTGGAGTTCCCGTTCGGTTTGCAAACAAGCCATTTCCATTTCATGCTTCTTGTCGGACTTGTCTTGGAAAAATCCCAGTAGGCTAGGTAGTCCGCCCGATAGGAACGATATAAGGGTAGTAAATAGGGTAATCATTTTTTTCCTCTTTCTTCTAAGAGTTTGACCCGCACATGCAGGTCATGGAGTTCTTTGTACAGTTCTTCACGCATCTTTGCCCTGCGCTCGGCTGAAATTGGGCTGTCTGTAGGCACGCCTTCGTTGGTAATTAGGGCTGGCATCTTGCCTTCAATCTGAGTCAGGCGGGTCTGAAATGAGGATACTTGACCGAGTAGCCACGCTATACAGGCTACAAGAATCGGAATAACCGCCTTTAGTATGTCTTGCATATTCATTTCTTAAACCCCCATACTATGTAATAAGCAATCCAAGCAGCTACTAAAAAGCACCAGAACTGCACCCATTTAACCTTTGCCAACTCTGCATCAAAATACTTCTTGTCTTCTTTCTCAAGCCGTTCAATTTCGGTCTTGATGTCTAGCACCTTTTGCCATTCTTTGGTGCCGTGCTGCTTTATAAAGTCAACCCTTAATTTGTACTCTTCATCGCTTATCTTCTTGCGGTGTTTGTACTCCTCAAGGGCTTTAAATATTGCCCGTTCTTTCTTTAACTCTGCTTCTCTGCGCTCACGGATTCTTGCGTTTGCTTGCTGCTTTGCAACATCTACTGCTTCCTTCTGTACTTCCTCAATGTTCTTGCCAATCTCCCTACCAGCTTCCCGTCCAGTTTTTATCCCTTCACTGATGCCTTTAGCACCTGCTGATAACCCCAGTTCGTCTGCCATAGCTCAATTTAAAATACCTCTCCGCCAGCGGCTGGAACAGATGTTGCGTGAATCGAGATATGCTGTCTAAGGTTCAAAGGCGCATTGCAGTCTGAGCAGACATCGGATTGTAGCTCGGCTTCATCTAAGTCGTAACCACACGCCGAACACACCACTTCTATTTCGTGGTGCGGCTCAATTAGTCCACCTTCTAGGGTTCTAGCTTGGATGGTCTGTTTCATGGCAAAGTCGCTATAAACTGATTAGCTTGTTCTTGTGTCATCACATTCCCATCGACATCGTGCAGTTCTGCACCAGCTAAGACTTCTTTTTTGAAGTTTTGGTAGTCTGTGTTGTCTGGGTCGAATGGTATAGATGTAATTGAATTTAAGTTTATTTTCATAACCCCAGTATTAGAATCCCCAATTCCACACTTATATAACTTATACATAATTTATAGCTCCGCAGTAAACAACATATAAGAAGTTGTGTTGTTATTTGAAAGAATTGAACCACCAGCCGAAGAAGAAAAACTACCTGCTGTATTTGCATTTACAGTGCAAACTGAAGGATTATCTGACGCAGAATCTAAAGCTGGAACTGTGCTACAAGCATTCACACCGCCAGCGACATAAATTGCATAATTAGATGCCGTTGAAGTAACAGTTAAACTTGGATTAGTTCGCATAGTTACAGGAAAATGCACATTAATTTCTAAATTTGTTGCTGAATTTGCATATCCGCTTCCGTAACGCATATAGTTTCCAGCATCAGAGGATTTGTAATTAATGCAATACCGCTGACACAAAGCCAATTCAGTCCCGAAAGGTCTGTAATCAAAGCTAGTAGCTGTAGAGCCTACCTCAAGCTGAACTCCTGTGATGTAGAAAGTAGCTCCGTTTGTTGAAACAATATTTGTTTGTCCTGTTGCGCCAAGAAGATTTGCGGCAGCCCACGCACCAGCAGTTCCAGCAAAAGTTGTTCCTATGCCTAAACCAAAATGAACTCTAATTCCGACTGCATTGGTCGAACCCCAAGTTGAAGTAGTTGCACCAGTAACAGTTATAGATTTCTGTTCCCAAGTGTTTGCAGACGAGATTGTGTAAGTAAATGGATAGCTATATGTGTTCACATTTTGCAAGACACCACCAAATGTTCCTGTTAGTGAACTACGCACCCAAAATGATAAAGTTACAGTTTTAGCATTAGCAGTTCCCCAATCAAGGTCGGCAATGTTATATCCTTCGATTGGTTGCTCAAGTGTAAAATAATCTCCACTTAAAACAGTGTATGCGGAAGAAGATGTGATTCCAATATAATTTTTAAATCCTGCTGGCGGTGTTACAGAACCAGCATTTTGCTGAACAGTTAGCTTGGAAGACTGACTTGCTTGAATTTTAAATCTATCAACACCAAACACATTATCATTTCCTGTAACACTAGCACCAGCATTACGCTGGTCAATCACCATCGCACCATTGATGATTCTTGACTTCATATTTACCGATGGTGTAACAGCATTACTTGTTATAGAACCGTTATACATCGGTGTGAGGATGCCAGTATCCCCATTCAAAGTTATCGGCATAGTTGCTCCTTACGCTGTTGATGCCATACTTTAATGGCTTGACTAATTTTCATTTTATCCTCGTCTGAATAAACTCTTTTTGCTCTTGATGCTCGCATCTTAGCTTTCGTTTCTTCGCTATGTTTGCGACCTTTGTTAGGATGGTTATCACCAAATCTTTCAGCACGAGCCTTTTGACTTGCCGACATTTTGGCTTTAGTTTCTTCGGATGCTGTGCGACCCCAATTAGGGCTAATTCTGCCTTTAAGAGCTTCTGATAGCTTTCTTTTGCCTTCTTCAGGGTAAGCTTTACCTTTCATGCCTGACTTGCTTCCAAGCGGTCTATTGAGCTTCTTGCCTGTTCTAGCAATACTATGTGCTTTTCTGCGTTCTTCTGACCATTTAGTGCCGTAGTTAGGGTTATTTGAACCTTTTAACTTTTCGCTAGTGTGCGGTCTTTTAGAACCCCTGTCAGGATGTGGCTTACCCCACATATGATGCAATTCACCAGCACCAGCACCTTCACCGCCAACAGTTAAATTAGCAAGTTTGCATCCTAGCCGTTTGAGTTGGTCGATGCGTTCTTGTTCGCACAAATAGGCAAGTTCTTCGTCAATGTCTTTGGCTACATAATTGATGGTGTAACCAGCCTTTTCAACAACACGCTTCCAATAAATGTTGCGGTTCTGCGTTGAGTTAGCACGATAGCCTTTGCCCTTTCCAACATAGAAAGGAATGTTAGTATCTTTACGAATATGCTCGTAAACATAAAACACTATGCTAACTCCTCATCTGTTGGGCGGGGTAGAGTAGGATGTTCCCACTTTGCTATGTAATCGCCTTTACCATCGCTGTCGTTTTGTAAGCAAATAGTAAACAAGAAATCCTGTGGTTTTAACTCAGGATAAATAGCCATAATCTTTTCATAAAGTGTCATGCTGACCTCACTAAATAACCTGAAAATTGTGTATTTACAACAGTTGAAACAGAAGGAGTTGTTCCAATTAAAAGACAATATATTTCTACATAATCTGTTGTTCCGTTCATATAAACCAAACCATTTACAGTTCCAACTCCATCAAGGGTAGTAACTGGAACATTTAAATTTCCAATAATATTTCTAACTCCGTTTTTATAAATTAATGCCCAAACATAAGTGCCTGAACTTGCAAAAACGGCATACACAGCACTACTTATAAAATAATAGCCAGCTACAGTTGGTGTAAATCTTGATGATGCAAAATTACTATTAGTATCAAAAATCTCTGTGGCAAAATCTACTTTAGTATATGTTCCACTTGTAACTGATTGGTTTGTAGAAGGTTCTGCACGAAACGCTGGCATATTACCGCTAACCATCGCTGTTCCTGTAACGGATGGCACAGTAACTAAGTTACCAGTTCCCGATGCTAACTGTAATACACCTGAGTTATCGGCTGACTGGGTCAACCCCGATGCGACTGTGGCTGTAATAATTGATGCCATTGTTATGCTCCTTTTGGATGACGGGCTTTAACAGCAAGACAGTCAGCAATGTATTTATCAATCTGTGCTTGGTCACCCTTTACTACACCATCAATGTAATCGGTGATGGGTGGGTATTCACGCTGACGCTTTGCGATGTATGCTTCAGGGTCTTGCCAAGCATCGACCAAAGCCATATCAATTTCGACTTGGTTGCCGTCTTTGTCAAAAGCACCAGCCGTATCATCAATAGTAACGGCTTGTGGGTATAGTGCGTATATAGCTTTATGATTCATGCCGCTATCTCCATTACAGTAATTGACGATGCTACTCTTGCTCTATAATTTTCATCTTGGTCATCGCCAGCCCTATTGACATATCCAGTTCCAGCATTTACAACAGCTTGAACTTTATAAGTGGTTGCGGATGTTGTTGCTGGAGAATCTAAAAATATTGCACATCCTTGTTGTGGAAATCTATTAGATTCGCTTGGGTCAGGTATTCCACCTACAACAGATGATGCCCTTCGTCTATTTCCTGAAGCATCGCCTATATAAATTTGTGTTGAATTTCTTACCAAAGCAAATGCTATTTGTATGTTTTCACAGCTACCTTTTACATCATACATTACAAGAATTTTGCTTGTAGAACTAGTAGGAGTAATAGATACCGATAAACCAGTAACATCTGTATAAGATGTTGATGTTGTAGAAAATGTATCTGTTTTTACAGTTTGAACTACTTGCAACACAGAACCAGTAGGTAATGCGGCTTTAGGAATAGACTGACCGCTAGAGCCTGTGGTGATAAGAGTTCCGCTTACGGCAGGAAGTGACAATACCGTGCTTCCGCTTACCGCAGGCTCTTGCAAAGTAATACTCCCGCTCGTACTTCCGACTAAAACAATGCTCATTATTTACTCCTTTTGTATATTTTAGTGGTTTTCATAGTACAACCCATCTTTGTCCTGACGGAATTGTCACCACGGCACCACTATTTATCGTAATAGGTCCTACCGAGAAACCATTTTTGTTAGTCGTCAGCGTATAACTTGCTGTGATTGTGACATTATTTTCGTAGATAACCCCGTTAG